GAATATGATGTAGAAGATGAGGACATGGAAGATTTTATTTCTTTTATGAGAGCATATTCAAAAGATTTAAGTGAGGCTAATTGTAATTGTGTTTATGAGGCTGAGTATCAGGGTAGAGAGGTTAAGTTGGGTAAACCAATGGCAGGTGATGTTAAGAAATTTAAAGTATATGTAAAGAATCCCGCTGGGAATGTAGTAAAGGTAAACTTTGGACATGGTGGAACATCCGCAGCATCCAAAGGTGAAAAAACAATGAGAATAAGAAAGTCTAATCCTAAAGCAAGAAAATCTTTTAGAGCAAGACATAATTGTGATAGTCCAGGTCCAAGACATAAAGCAAGATATTGGAGTTGTAGAAAATGGTAATATTTGGAAATACCAAATATTTTCCGTATATTTAGAAAAATAGAATTATATAAAAATGGCAGATAAAAGTATATTTAGTAGGTTACAAAAATTATTTTCAACAAACACTATTGTTAGAAAAACGCAAGATGGTGTCAAAGTAATTGATACAGATGAGTATCAAAATATGACAACAAACTTAGTTGACCGATTTATGAAAATGAAGGTTACAAACTATGGAACGGGTACAGTACAATCATCTTTAGCATTTCAGCAGGTTCGTATAGATTTATTTAGAGATTACGACTCAATGGATACAGACCCAATTTTATCATCTGCACTTAACACATATTCAGATGAATGTACTGCTAAAAATGAAATGGGTAACGTATTAAAAATTCATCATGAAGATGATAATGTTAAACAAATATTAGAAAATCTTTTTTATGATATTCTTAATGTAGAATTTAATTTATGGCCATGGACTAGAAATTTAGTTAAATATGGTGATTTATTTTTACAATTAGAAATTGCAGATAAATTGGGTATCGTAAATGTAATGCCATTATCCACATATGAAGTTAGTAGAGTAGAAGGATTTGATGTAGAAAATCCACAAAGAGTAAAATTTGTTTACTCACCATACCAAAACCCGACAGGAGGTTACGCACAAACTGCAAAGAAAGAATTTGAAAATTATGAAATTGCTCACTTCCGTTTAAATAATGATTCTAACTTCTTACCATATGGTAAATCCATGTTAGAAGGTGCAAGAAGAGTTTGGAAACAATTGATGTTGATGGAAGATGCTATGTTGATTCATAGAGTAATGAGAGCTCCTGAAAAAAGAATTTTTAAAATTGATGTAGGTAATATTCCACCAAATGAGGTAGATAACTATATGCAAAAAATTATCAATGGTTCTAAAAAAGTTCCATTTGTAGATGAAAGAACGGGTGATTATAATTTGAAATACAACATGCAAAACCTTATTGAAGATTTCTATATGCCAGTTCGTGGTAATGATAATGGAACTTCAATTGATACTTTAAAGGGATTGGAGTATAATATGACGGATGATATTAACTATTTAAAAAATAAGTTAATGGCTGCACTTCAAATTCCAAAAGCATATTTAGGATATGAAGAAGATACAAATGGTAAAGCAACCCTTGCAGCAATGGATGTAAGATTTGCGAAAACTATTGAAAGAATACAAAGAGTTATTATTTCGGAATTAACAAAGATAGCAATTATTCACTTATATGCACAGGGTATAAAAGATGATAAATTAACAAACTTTACATTAGAATTAACAATACCTTCAAAAATTTATGAACAAGAAAAAGTTGAGTTATATACTTCTAAAGTTCAATTAATCACATCAATGCAAGCTACTAAAATGTTTTCTAAAGAGTGGATGTATCAGGCAATTATGGGTATGGCCAAAGATGAGCAAGATGATATGACATTACAGGTATTGGATGATACCAAACAAACATTCCGTTTAACATCAATCGAAACTCAGGGTGTTGACCCAGCAAAAGAAACGGGTATGGATGAACCAACTAATGTAGAAGAAGAATTGGATAGACTTAAATCGGAACTAGAAGAAGATAAAGGTGGTAGACCAAAAGACCCCGTTAGATATGGTAAAGATGACCACCCACAAGGTAGAGACCCATTGGGAATTAAAACACTTAAACAAAAAGAAGGTTCTGTAAAATTTAAACCAAGAGATTCTTATTTAGAAATATTTAAGGATATGGATGGTAACAAAAAGACTATTTTAACTGAAGGTTTAATAAAAAAGTAATAAATGAATAATAAAATATATTTATATCTGAATAATTATACAATTTGATGAAAAAAATAAAACATTCAAAGTTTAAAAATACGGGGTTTATATTTGAACTATTAGTTAGACAAATTACTGCCGAAGTTATGGCATCTAGTAAGTCTGTGGCAGAAAAAATATTAAAAGAACATTTTAATTCTAAAAAAGAATTATCAAAAGAATTAAAATTATATCAATATTTAATTAATGAAAAGTATAATTCAGAATCAAAGGCTGAGCAATTCATCAATACAATATTAGAAGCTCGTAAAAAAATAGACGAGAAAAAACTTATAAAAGAGAAATATAATCTTATTAAAGAGATTAAAGAAACTTACAATTTAGATGAGTTTATTAAATCTCCAATTTCCAATTACAAAACATTAGCATCTATTTATAAAATATTTGAAACGATTACATCTGATGAACAATTTGACCCAACTGATATAGTTAGTTCTCGTTTTACAATTACAGAAAATATTATCAATACATCTATTCAAAATAAAGATGCAAAAATTAAAGATGCAGTTTTAGAAGAGTATAAAAAACAAGATGATGATTTAAGAGCTGTATCTTATAAATTATTAGTTGAATCTTTTAATTCGAAATATAAAAATTTAACCGATGACCAGAAAGGATTATTGAGAGAATATATCAATAATATAAATAATACTGGTAAGTTAAATGAATATGTAAGTAATGAAGTTTCTAAATTGGTATCCGAATTAAAAGAAGTAGGTTCGAAAATTTCTGACAAAGTTACAAAAATCAAATTAGCAGAAACAATTGCAAATATTAAAAGAGTTAAATCATTAAAAAAGATAAAAGAACAACATTTATCGGCAATGATGATGACATATGAATTGCTTAAAGAATTAAAAGAATCAATAAAAAAATAAAAAATGGTAAATTATAGAACATTTAATACAAAATTAGTAACATCAGGGTCATCTGCATTAGTAGATAGAGCTTGGGGTGTATTGCCTGTAAGTGGTGTAACTGGAACAATTACATTAGAAGGATTCGGAACGGGAAGTACGGTTCATCCTACAATCGCATTAGAACATTTAACATCAGGCCAACCATTTCCATGTTATGTTAGAAGTATTAACGTAACAAATGGTGGTTCAGTATATGTATTAGCATAATAAAAACAAACAAATGCCAGCAGTAAGTAAAGCACAACAACGATTTATGGGTATGGTTCACGCCGCACAAAAGGGTGATATGGAAAACCCATCTCCAGAAGTTTCTAAAGCAGCTGACTCAATGTCTGACAAAGATGCAAAGGATTTCGCATCAACTTCTCATAAAGGACTTCCTGATAAAAAAGAAGAACAACTTAATAAAATAAGAGAAATCATTCGTAAAATGGTTAGAGAAAGAATGATTGATGAAATGAATGTAACAGGAAATGTACAAGGATACAATTCTCCACATGCATTTACTAAAAAAGGTGGTGAAAAAGAAAAAGCAAAAAGACAAGCAGATTTAACAGGATATAGTATAGTAAAAGAATCTCACTTTAAAGTTGGTGATAAAGTGAAAATGTCTCATGGTGGAGTTGGTGTTGTTAAATCATTAGATAAAAAAGATGGTTCCGATGATGAAAAATATTACAACATAGAATTACCAAATGGTGATGTGATGAAGCATTCTCCAAATGAATTAGTATCTATAAATGAAAATCGTTGGTTAGCTTTAAAGCAAGATGAATCAACAGCACAAGCAAAAATTGGTAGAGGTATTTCAAATATCAATAAACAATTGAAAGAAATGGAAAGATTTCTCAATTGGTATGGTAAAATTAAGAATGAGAGTGGAGTAGATAATAAAAGTTATTGGAAAAGAACAAATAGTCATATTTATACTATAAAAGAAAGACTTATTAAATTAGACCAAAAAATCAGACAAATTTCAGAATAATGAAACATACAGAATTAAAAGAACTTATTAGACAAGTAGTAAAAGAAGAAAACGATTATCAACAAATGTTTAAACATATGTTAGATAAAACTGGTAAATCATTGCCTGATATGTCTGACAACGAAAAGAAAGCATTTTTTAATGCCGTAGATAAAGCTGCAAAAGCAAAATCAGAAGGTAAATTAAGAGGATATAATGAAGCAGAATTATCAGTAGGCCAAAAGAAATTGGATGTTGATGGTGATGGTGAAATTGAAGGTAGTGATTTGGCAGCATTAAGAAATAAAAAATAATGAATAAAGGATTATTGATAGAAACACACTTATTTGAAGCAAAACTTCAAAAAGAAGAAAACGGAACTTATTTAGTTAAGGGAATTCTTCAAAGAGCAGGTGCGCCCAATCAAAATAATAGAAGATATCCAAAAGAAATCTTAGAAAGAGAGTGTAACAAATATCAACAACTTATTAAAGAAAGAAGAGCATTAGGTGAATTAGACCATCCTGAGTCTCCAGTTATTAATTTAAAGAACGTATCACATAACATTAGAGAAATCTATTGGGAAGGTGATGATGTATGTGGAGTAGTAGAAATACTTTCAACACCATCAGGAAACATTTTAAAAGAGTTATTAAAGAACAACATTCGTTTAGGTATTTCATCTAGAGGATTGGGTTCGGTAAAAGAATTAAGAGATGGTACTGTAATGGTAGCAGAAGATTTTGAATTGGTAGGTTGGGATTTTGTATCAAACCCGTCAACACATGGTGCATTTATGGCTCCTATGAATGAATCAAAACAATGGGCAAAAGCAGCAGAGGAATGTGGTAAATGGTGTAAGTCACAAGATTTAATGAGAGAAATTATAATAGAATTAAACTAATATGGCAAAGTTAATAAACTTAATACCAGGTAGAGAAATAAAAGAAGATTTGGAAGATATGGATGTATCAATCCCATCTAAAGTTGAAAGATTTTTAGATAGAGCATTGCAAGTTATTAAATCTTATAATTTATCAAGAAAAAAAGAACAATTAGTAATTGCAAAATTAATAGATGCATTAGGAATGAGTCCGTCTGAATTACAACAAGCAGTTACAAAACTTAAAAAGTATAAAATAGTAAAGAGATAACTATGATAAAGTTAAAACATATATTGAGAGAAACCGAAGAGTTTCAACAATTACCATCAGAATTAAAAAAACATTTCTTAGAAATTATTTCTACATATGGTCAACATAGAGAAGGTATGAGTAGAAAATCTGATATTATGCAAATTGCAGAAACATTGGGTGGTATTGCAGATGCAGCACAAGAATATACTTTGAGAGAAGGTGGTGATTGGTTTGATAGAGTAACTATTAAGAGAAATATGAATGAACTTAAAAAATTACAAGCAGGATTTGAAAAAGAAGCAGTTGAAGCAAAAGCACAACAACAAAGATTGGAAGCATTATACGAAGATATGGGTCATGTATTAGGTAGATATTTTGAAATAGCAGATATTACAGAAGATGTAATGAAACAAAGATTAGGTTTATGAGTTTAAAAATAGAGGCGCTTAAATCAAAATATATAGCACAACGATTGGAAGCACTGGCAACATTGGAAGTTTATATGAAAAACTCAGTTGGTATTGGTGAACATCCACAAATTATTGAAGAAATGGATAAGTTGGTAAAATCTATTGCAGAAGCAAATGATTGTTTAGAAACACTTAATGAGCTAGAAAATTTACAATAGAAGAATGTTAATAGTTAGTGTTAAGGGTGGAAATATAGAGTGGGCATTAAAAGATTACAAAAGAAAAGTTCAGTCCACAAAACAAATAGAAGAACTTAGAGATAGGAAAAATTTCACTAAACCTTCGGTTAGAAAAAGGTTACAAAGAGAAGAAACTATAAGAAAAAATAAACTATTTTAGTATATTTCTTTAGTTTTCTAAAAATTTTACATACTTATTATCAAATATCTTATTTTTTATTATAAGATTAAAAGACATAGTTGATTAATGAATACCCTTCTCTATAAGGTGTGACCGAACAATCAACATAATTACATTGGAGTTCCTAAGAGAATAACTTCACAAACAAATTTAAGGAAAAACAAGATGGCAAATTCAAAATTATTGAAAGAAGCAATCGCTGATGCCAAAGCTGTAAAAGAAACTGCTTTAGCAAACGCTAAAATCGCACTTGAAGAGGCTTTCACTCCAAGACTTCAATCTATCTTATCTGCAAAGATGAGAGCAGAAGCTGAAGCTCAAGATGATGAAGCTGAAAAAGTTGACGAAGAATTGACATCTACTGGAATCGGTTCAGGTGACTCTCAACCAACATTAGATGCACACACAGACTTATCAGTAGGTGTAAAAACAGACTCAGGTAAACCTGAACAAGCTGGTACTGACTATGAGAAAGTAGCAGATATTTCTGAAGAAGAAAATCCGTTTGACAAAATGGGTGATGAAGAAGATGCTGAAAAGCAAAATGAAATCGCACAATTAAAAGCTAGATTAGCTGAGTTAGAAGGTGAAGATTCTGAAGAAGAAAACCCGGCAATGGAAGCAGATGATATGGAAGCAGATGATGATTCTGCTGATATGTCAGATGAATTCAGTATGGGAGATGATTCTATGGATATGGATTCTGATGATGAAGAATCAGAAGATGATATGGATTTAGAAGCAATCATCAGAGAATTGGAAGCACAATTGGGTGATGAAGATTCTGAAAAAGAAGAAGAAGGTATGTATGAAGCAGAAGAAGATGAAGAAGCTAAAAATGAAAATTTAGCTGATGGTTCTGAAGCTGGTACAGACAAAGGTGAAGACCCTAAAGTGGTTGTAACCAACGAAGCGGAAGAAGAAGATAAGAAAGATGACGAAGAGAAAAACGAAGTTATCGACTTAGAAGAAATCTTACGTGAAATGGAAGCGGATATGAAAGATGATAAAGAAAAAGTTGATGAAGCTGAAGAAGATGAAAAAGAAAAAGAACTTAACGAAGCTTACAAAACTATCAAGTCATTACAAAAAACAATCAACGAAGTGAACTTATTGAACGCTAAGTTGTTATTCGCAAACAAATTATTCAGAGCACACAACATGACTAACGAACAAAAAGTGAAAGTGATTGAAACTTTGGATAGAACAAAATCAGTTAGAGAAGTTAAATTGGTATACTCTACATTAGCAGAGAATTTCAAATACGCTACATCTAACAAGTCTACTAAAAAAGCAATCTCAGAAGGAATCGCTTCTAAAGCAGTTAAATCAACTGCACCAAAAGCAGCAGCAAAGCAAGTAATTGCAGAATCTGCAGATTTCGCTGATAGATTCAAAAAATTAGCAGGTATTATCAAATAAAAAAACAAAAATAATTAAAATTATTTAAAATGGACTTAAAAAAATTAATGAACGGCAGTAACCCACAATCTGTTATGCTTGAGCAAACCAGAGGTTTGAAAAGCAAGTGGGAAAAAACAGGCTTACTTGAAGGAGTAGGTTCTGAAACAACTAAGCATGGTATGGCAGTAATGTTAGAAAACCAAGCTAAACAATTATTAGATGAGGCTACAAGAACAGGTACATCTAATGGTTCAGAAGAGTGGGCTGGTGTGGCTCTTCCATTGGTAAGAAGAATCTTTGGTTCAATCGCAGCTAAAGAATTCGTTTCTGTACAACCAATGA